CCATAGAAGCTATACAGTATTACACAAAATATTCATTTATTCCTAATCCTGATGGTGGTTTTTATGATTTAGGTTTTGGTAGGTTACTTGGACCTCTTAATAATTCTGCTAATACTATTATCAATCAACTTGTAGATGCTGGTTCTTTATCAAATTTACAATCTGGTTTTATTGGTAAAGGTCTTCGCATCAAGATGGGAGAAACTAGGTTTACTCCTGGTGAATGGAAGGGAGTAAATGCTACTGGTGATGATATTAAGAAGCAAATCTTCCCATTACCTGTACGCGAACCTAGTGATGTATTGTTTAAATTACTTGACTTACTTTTAAAGTCTGGCAAAGAGTTAGCATCCGTAGCAGAAATCTTTGTAGGTAAGATGCCCGGTCAGAATACACCAGCTACTACCACAATGGCTACTATTGAACAGGGTATGAAGGTGTTTACCTCTGTGTATAAGCGAGTTTATAGGGCTTTAGCATCTGAGTTTAAAAAAATCTATAAACTTAATCGTGAGTATATGAACAATGAAGAGTATATTGCAGTTCTTGATGAACCTGTACAACAGGAAGATTATAAGGGACCAGAAAATGACATTTATCCTGGTGCTGACCCTACTGCTGTTTCTTCACAAGAGAAGCAGGCAAAGATCCAAGCTGTAATGCAACTACTTCAATTAGGTACTATTGATCCAATGGCTGTAACTATGTTATATCTTGAGGCTCATGAGATTCCTAATCCTGAAAAATTAATGAAGCAACCTCAGCCACAACCTGATCCAAAGATGGAAGCAATTAAAGCTAAAGCACAAGTAGATCAGCAAAAAGCACAGATTGATATGCAGGTTGCACAACATAAGATGCAGTTAGAGCAGGCAACAAAAGAACAAGAACTACAAATGAAGGCTACACAGGTACAACAAGAATTAGAAGCTAAAAAAATGCAAGCAGTTCTTGATGCACATCTTGCACAGGCTACACAAAGTTCTAAGATTCAAATGGATCAACAAGCAGCACAAGCAAAAATGGGACAACAAGCGCAACAGTCCAAACTTAATATGGTAACTCAAGAAATGAGTCACCGTCAAACTATGCAACATCAACAAGAAGCACATAAACTACAACAGAAACAAACTCCAAAGGGGATGCCTAAGAAATGACTATTAAGATTAAAGTAGATTTAATCATTAAAGATAAAACAATTGAATTATCTTTTGAAGAAGCAAAAGAAATTTATTATCAGTTACAACCTTTATTTAACAAAGACTCTTTTATACACTATCCTCCAGGAATTCGGGGAGAATCAAACAAAATAGGTCCTGGTGTTTATCCACCTTATTCTGTACAAGATTATATTAATCTAGCTTCTTTTCCTAGAGGTTTATAATATGATTGAGATTACAAAAGGTGATTTTGACGATTGGAAGTCAAACAAAGTAACAAAAGCTTTCTTCTACGCTTCAGAACAGCGAGTAGAAGATTGCAAAGAAATGCTGGTAAGTAGTGCTGGTACTGATACTTTACAAGATAGGTTTCTTGTAGGTATGGCACATGCTTATAGGGAAATGCAAGATTTTAGGGTGGAAGATTAATGATTAATTTACTTTTACACCATATTTTAATTGATCCTGATAAAAAAGAAACTGTTTCTCCTGGTGGTATTGTAATTCCAGAACAGATTATTGAAAAAGAACGTAAAGCTGTTGAATATGGAACTGTACTACAAGTAGGTCCAACTGCTTATATTGATCATGGCCGTGATCCTAGTATAATCAAGATTGGAGATAAAGTTTGTTTTAATAGGTACTCAGGAAAAGAAGTTACTGATCTTGATGAAAAGAAATATTTAATTATTAATGATTCAGATGTTCTCTGTGTCTTAAATTAAGGATAAAAAATGGATGAAGACATTCAATCTGTAGTAGATACAGGTAAACAGGTAGTAGAACAAAGTGTAGATACTTATGAAGATCAAGCACGTGCTCAAGGTTGGAAACCTAAAGAAGAATATCAAGGTGATCCAAATACGTGGCGCGAAGCTAAAGAATTTGTAGATCGCGGGAAATTATTTTCCAAGATTGATTCAATAGGCAAAGAACTTAAAGAGACTAAGAAAGCTCTTGCTATACTCCAAGAACATCATTCTAAAGTACGTGAAACTGAATATAACAAAGCATTAGTAGAATTAAAAACACTTCAAAAGAAACATCTAGAAGAAGGTAATTCAGATAGTTATCTAGAGACTACAGAATTACTTACAGATTTAAAAGCTGAACAAAAGGCTAGAGAAGTTGTAAAAGAAGTTACTCCACAGCAACAAGATCCACGTTTTGCTTCTTGGGTAGAAGAAAATAAGTGGTATCAAAAAGATGCAGAAATGCGCGAGTTTGCTGATTTGATCGGTATGGGATATGCGCAAACACATCCTAACCAAGATCCAGAAGAAGTATTAAAGTATGTAACAGGACAGGTTAAGAAAAGGTTTCAAGATAAATTTGTAAATCCTAATCGTAATAAACCTGGTGCTGTTGGTACATCGGATACTAATACAGAAAGTCGAGGTTCTTTTCAATTAACAGAAGATGAGCGTCGCGTTATGAATACATTTGTTCGGACAGGTATTATGACTAAAGATGAATACATTGCCGAAGTTAAGAAAACTAGAGGAGTCTGAGATGACCGCAAAAGAAACCCAAAAACGAGTAGTTCGTAAGTCGCTTTCACAGCAAGGTCCACAATCAATCATCGGGGATAAAGATCCTGATTTTCACTATAGGTTCGTGAATGATGTTGGTAGTAGGGTCTATAATTTTCAACAAGCTGGTTATGAGCTTGTAACTGACGATAATCTTGTCGTTGGTGATTCTCGTGTTTCGGATGCGTCTAATCTTGGATCTGCCCATCGTGTAGTTGGTGATGGTGGAACCGTTTCAGTACTTATGAAAGTAAAGAAAGAATGGTTTGAAGAAGATCAAGCTAAAAAAGCTGCTCATGTGGATGAGCAAGAAAAGGCCATGAAACAAGATGCTTCTAGGGAATTTACTGGAACCTTAAAAATTTCATAATTCCATAGAAGTTTTTAAAACTTTATGGAGATTTTATGGCTAATACGTCTAGAATTAACGGATTTAAGCCAGTAAAACATATTACTGGTGCTGCCTATAATGGGCAAATGAACATCTACGAGGTTCCTATTGGTGAAGCAGTTCCCGTATTTGTTGGTGATTTAGTGAAGTTGTCAGATAGCTGCGACTTCGATGTACCCCGCTGTGGAGGCTGTTGTAGGTGCTTCTGCGCAGATTGCTGCGGGTCCAATTCTTGGGGCTGTGGTTGGTATTGTTAATGTTAAGCAAGACCCTGTTACTGGTATTATGTCTGGTGGTAGTATTGCCCTCGACACTCCTGTATATCGTCCTGCTTCTACTAAACAGTTTGTGCTTGTCTCAGATGCGAGTGACCTGATCTATGAAGCTGAAGCTGATGCTTCTGTTGCTCTTGCTTCTATTGGTCTTAACGTTGGTGTTGGCGCTGGCGCTCATACCAATTCGCTTTTAACTGGTAATTCTCCGATGTATGTTTATTCTACGACTGCCCCGGATGGTACTGCCACTCGCCCGCTACAAATCGTTGGTCTCGTTAATCGTCCTGATAACGAAGTTGGCGCTAATAGTAAAGTCTATGTTCGCATTAACGTTCAGTCGTATGGTAACGTTGGTGTGGCTGGCGTCTAACTGAAAGGATAATATATGTCTGGTGTTATTACTTCTAGCTCCTTTGCTAAACTGCTTTGGCCTGGTCTGAATGGAATTTATGGTAAAGAGTACAAGGATTATGCTGTAGAATGGGATAAGCTTTTCGAGAAAAATACTTCTGATAAAGCTTATGAAGAAGATCTTGGTATTAGTTCGTTTGGTCTTGCTGTCGTCAAGCCTGAAGGTTCTCCGATTTCTTATGATACTGAGCGTCAAGGTTTCACGTCACGTTACAACCATGTTGTGTATGCACTTGGTTTTATCATCACTCGTGAAATTTATGAAGATGATCTGTATGGTAAAGTTGGTGCTCAAAAGGCAAAGGCTCTTGCACGTTCCCTCCGTCAAACTAAGGAAATTGTAGCTGCTAACGTTTATAACCGTGCATTTACTGCTGGTTATGTTGGTGGTGATGGTCAAGTTCTTTTATCAACTGGACACCTTAATGTGGCTGGTGGAACCTTTAGCAATAAGATTGCTACTGATGCTGATCTGAGTGAAGCTGCTCTTGAACAAGCTGTTATTGACATTGCTGGTTTCCGTGATGATCGTGGTCTTCTGATTGCGGCTAAGCCTGAGAAACTGGTTATTCCTTATCAACTGCAATTTGAAGCTAAACGTATTCTTAATGCTGATGGTCGTGTTGGTACTGATCTTAATGATCCGAACGTACTCAAGCAATCGAGTATCTTTAATCAAGTTATTGTTAACCATTACCTCAACAGTACTGGTAACGACGACTGGTTCATTCTTACTAATGTTAAGGATGGCTTAAAATACTTTGAACGTCGTGGTGATCAGTTTGAAATGGATAATGACTTTGATACTGAGAATGCTAAGTTCAAAGCAACTGCTCGTTATTCATTTGGTTGGTCAGACCCGCGAGCGATTTACGGGTCGCAAGGGGCTTAATGTCTAACAATATACAGGGGCTTGTCCCCTGTATTTTAAGAAAGGAATTATTATGCCTCAACCCGTTTTAGGACCTGCTGGCGTTACTGTTACCACTCCGCCTTCTAAAGAACTATATACTGAAGTTATTAAATTAGAGGCTATTGCTGGGGATGCTACAGGTTTTCTTGCAGCTAAATTACCTAAATATGCTTTTGTTTCTGGTGTTAATATTTTATCTATGGGAGCTAATACTACACAAACTGTTAATGTGGGTATTACCCTTGGAGGAACAGAATTTGTAAATGCTTATGCTCCAAACTCAACTGGTTATGCTGCTGTAGGAGATAAGGCTGGTACTTATGTAGGAACTCAATTAACTGTTGATACTCCTGTATATGCTAAAGCCTCTGCAACTCTTACTAATATTGTTTATGTACATATACAGTATTACATGCCTCAACAGGGTATGACTTGGTAAAACCCAAAGATGGGATTAAGATTGATACTCTTAGTCCCATTTTTTATTTTAAGGTTTATTTATGACTCCACAAGTTATTAGTTTAAGTGCAGCAGGTTCTACAGCATGGATACCTGTAGATTACAAACAAAATCCATTTTATATTAATCTAGCTTTAGTTCTTTCAGATACACCAAGTTTAACTTGTAAAGTAGAATATACTTTAGATAATATTTTTGACTCTTCAATAACCCCTACAGCATTTACTCATACAGGTTTGTCTAGTGTTTCTACAAACACTACAGGTTCTATAACATATCCTGTTAGAGCTATTCGTTTAACTGTGTCTTCATGGACTTCTGGTACAGTTACTTTAACTGCTTTACAAGGTGTAACAAATCCTCAAATATATACAACTACTGGTAGTGGGAGTTTAGTTTATAAGTTTTCTAATTGGCCCAGTAATACGGGATTCTTACTGGCCTCATTAGTAGCCTCTAGTACAGCTAGTAGAACATCTAATATTGTCACTACTACTGCTACTGCTCATGGTATTACTACCGGAACCTCGTTCGTAGGATATAGATTTTATTATCCCGGATCCCCTTCTCTAGCCGCGGGCTGGTATGATAGTATTCTTACTATTCCTGATGCGAATACTATCACATTTTCTGCCATCGGAGCAGATTTTACAAGTGAATCCATTAACAGTGGAGCAGCATGGCTAAGTAATACAGAGATCGTTACCACCGTACTTCCAGGTAATACTCTGCGTGATGGTTCTAGTGTTACTTTAGTTGCAGCAAGAGATGCGGGTCTCACAGTGGCATCAAAAAACATCCAACTGCTATTTGATGGGGCTATTGCTGGGATTAATTATGCTAGTTCTACTCCAAAAGAAATCTATCGTGCTAGTTTTGCTTGTGTGGGAAATAAGAAACAATTTGTAACGCAAGCTCCTTCCGACTGTGTATTTAGTAGTAATTTATATACTTCAGCAACAGATATTACCGCTGATAATATTGTAAAAATTCGTGGTAGCGTCTCAGTCGCTGGAGATTTTCTAGTGCTTAATCATGCTCACTTGGAGATTGTTCAATAATGGCCATTCAATATTTTGCAACGAAAGCTCAGGCGGAAGCAGTTCCTAATAGCCAGCTTTCCTGGTGTATTGTCAAGGATGGAAAACCTTGGGCCGCAGCTACTAATGAGGATATTGTAGCCGATCTTCGCCCAACTGTTACCAAATGGCAATTTGTACAGGCTTGTGTTGATGCTGGATTTACAGAAGCACAACTTGATGCTGCTGTTTTAACACTTACACCCAAACGACAGAGATTCTGGAAATATATGGATAAACTGGATAGGGATAATCCAATGAGTGGTCTTTTGCGTCAAGCTATTCTCCCAACTCCACCAACAGTTAATCAATGGAATGCAATTTTTGTAGCCGCTGCCACACTTGATCCACTTAAAGTATAAAGGTTTTATGTGGAAAGAAATTATTATGAGTCTGGTGGATGGAATTTAATATGTGATGTATGTTCAATAAAGTATAAATCAAGTAAAGCTAAACAAAGGTGGGATGGTTTTGTTGTTTGCCCTAATTGTTATGAACAAAGGCATCCACAAGATTTTGTAAGATCAAGACAAGATAAAATAACAGTACCCTATATAAGACCTCCAGCAGATATTTTTATATCTGTTGATTATATTCCGATTGATCCTCCTATAGATGTAGGAGATGGTTATACAGTAAATGGTTATATAATAAATGGTTATTGGTAATCTCATAGATAAGGAAAGATATGTCTACAATCGTAACACGTACTGGTAAAGGCTCCCCTTTAACTTGGGTAGAGATGGATAATAATATAAACAACCTAAATTATGGTTCATACATCTCAGTTAAAGATACTGCTTATGGAGCAGTAGGTGATAATGTAACCGATGATACTGCTGCATGTCAAGCAGCTATTAATGCTGTTGCTGCAAGTGGTGGTGGTATTGTTTATTTTCCTCCCGGAGCTTATTCAATTTCTGGCCTTACTCTCACAGGAAATAATGTTACATTAGTTGGTAGTAATAGAGCATCTTATATTAATAGTAATGATAATCTAAATGATGTTATTTACATTCCTGATAATATCAATGGTACTCAAATTAAAGATTTAGGTTTTTCTACAAAAACAGGAGCAGTAAGGACAAATCATACTTTTATTGTAGCATTAGGTACAGAAACAAGTGTAATCAATTGTAAGTTTGTATATGGTAATAATGGTATTTATTTTGGTTCTGCCTCTTCAAAATGCCTTGTTGATAATTGTTCATTTATAAATTTTGATAATAATAATACTGGTTCTGTTATTAGGATTAGTAGTACAGGTTCTAATTTTATTATTAATAATTGTTTTATGGATAACATCTCTAGTGCCGTTGGGCCAAGTGCTGGTATTAGAATAGATAGTGGTTTATACATCACAATCTCTAATTGTAATATATATAATTGTTATTATGGTTTATATATAAATAATACTTCATCTAATCCTGTACATTCTTTACATTGTAGTAATTCCATCTTTAATTATTCTAATACTGGTATTTGTATTTTACCAGTCACACCTGGTAACACCTATAGATGTCATTTTGTAAACTGTACTACATCTTATAATACAAGTAAAGGAGTCCGTCTTACTGGACTACAAGGTTATCTTTACGGAATTTGTTTTACAGATATACAAGCCAATATGAATACTAATACTGGAATTTCTATAGAAGGTGGGCAAACAGCGGATCTTGTGTTTAATGGTGGGCAGGCTGCTGGTAATGGTACGGGGTTTACTGCGGATGCAACAGCTTCAGGTTTCTATCTTCGACATTTTCATGCAAGTTCTTGGGGTGGTTTATCTGGTAATACACATGGTATTTATATAGCATCTGGCGCTGCTCAGTATGAGGTTAGTAATTGTGTAGTTAAAAGTAATGCATCAACACAGTTTGTTGATGATTCAAAGTTTGGGAGAGTATTTAGAAATTATAGTGTAGTAGGAGTAAAGACTTATAATAGTGGAACTGGATCAATTACAATAGGATCTACGACTACTACTATTACTCATGGACTAAATAATATACCTAATCCGGGAGAAATTAATATAACACCCACTATAGCACTTAGTAATAATGGGTTATATTTAGTTCAGGGTAGTATTGGAGCAACTACATTCCAAGTAGCCTCTCTAATTACTGTTGCTGGTTCTAACTTCACATTTAGTTGGTCTGCTAGTTGCCAAAATGATTACTAATAATTTAAGTTATCCAGAGATAGAACGCCGTAAAGATCATATTACTATAGAAGAACGTTTTAATCTACAAGATGAAATGTTACGGGAGCTTAAAGAAATTATTATTAACCATATTAATGATGAAAAAGATTTAACTCCTGTAGTAAAAGATTTGGTAAAAACTTGGGAAGCTGCTCATTGGTTAATTAATGTTATCAAATGGGTTGGTATTATTGCAGGTTCAGTTATGGCGTTTTTTGCTTTAATAAAAGGAAATAAACCATGAGTACAAGTGGCTCTGCTGATTTTGCTATATCTAGAGATACAATAATTAAGCGAGCACTTCGATTACTTGGAGTGTTAGCTTCTGGTGCTACTCCTAATACTAATCAAACTAATGATGCACAATATGCTTTAAACACATTAGTAAAGGCATGGATGGCGGATGGTCTTTCTTTGTGGGCAATAAAATCTTATACAATCACTCTTGTTGCTGGTACAAATAACTATAGGATTGGAGATTCACAAACTGTTAATACTCCTAAACCTTTAAAGATTACTCAAGCTTTAAATAGGAATATAACTTCTAATATTGATATTCCTATGCGTGGTCTTACTAGACAAGAATATAATATGTTGGGTAATAAAACTGTAGGTGGAAATCCTATACAATATTTTTATGACCCCCAAAGGAACTATGGGGATTTGTATTTATTTCCTACGCCTACAAGTGTAGAAGCTGCTGCTAATACTGTGGTTATTTATTATCAACGTCCTTATGAGGATTTTGATGCTAGTACTGATGAACCAGACTTTCCTCAAGAATGGTTTGATGCGCTAGCTTATGGTCTTGCTTGTAGGTTAGCTCCTGAATATGGTATATCTTTACAAGATAGAAAACAACTTTGGCAAGAAATGACTATTATTAAACAAGAGGCTCTTAACTTTGGTTTAGAAGAAGGATCAATGTTCTTCCAAAGAGATCTTAGGAACTGGTAATGCAATCTAATGATCCTACACAAATACTAAGTCAAGAGCAAATTGCAGATGCAATAAACAGAGCAAAGATTGGTAGTCAAAGACAAAAGAATGAAATGATGCGTTTGGGTGCAAGTGACCCTACATCATTTCAAATGAACTTTAATACACAACTACAAGATCAATCAGCACCTCAAGAATTTTGGGGTGCTGGTAGAAAATTAGCAAGTAATCAATCTCCAGATCAAGAGACAAGTGATTTTGCTGGTGCTGCTTTACCAACTCTAGGTGGACAACGTTATTATTATGGAGATACAGATTATTCTGTTCCAGAGAATATACAAAAGTCTTTATTAGGATCTGGTTTTAAAACAACAGGTGGTGAGATTGATACAAGTTTATCAAATCTTTTTACAGACATTCCTACTACACAATATCATAATCAAGGGTATTATAAAGGGGATATTGATCCTAGTGATTCTAACTCTTTAATAACAAGAGCAGGTTGGACTAAAGCGGGTAATAACTTTGATCCTAATGTTGCTAATATTATTGGAGATAAAGTAGCAAAATATAAAGATCAGTTTTATTATCAAGGACAGGATCCTAGTTTAGCACAATGGGGAACACAAGGATATACACAACAAGATATTGGTGGTGGTAAGTATAATATCTTAGATCAAACTGGTAATAATATTGGTGTTGGTTATAAAAGCTTAGACGATACTATAAGAGAATTAACATCTCAGTACAATAAAGATCATCCTGTTAATATTAATAGTCTTAAAGAGGGAGAGTTATATTTCCCTGATGGGCAACAGTATACACCAGCTATAATTCCTGGTGGGGATCTTGAAAAATGGGAAGTTTTAGGTCAATTATTAAATAATAAACCTCCTCCATATAATACAAATTTAACTTATGGTTTACCTGGTAATAATATTGATGAACAAATAAAAGGTTTAAATACTTTATTTGGTTCTACACCTCTTATTAATAATGGTAAAGTTGCTGGTTATAAATTTGATCCTACTCCTATAGACGAATCTATATTTGGTTATACCAGTCCTAATTCTATAGAAAGAAAAGATACACGAGGTCATACTAGATTTAATCAGAGTTTAGCTAGAGAATATAATGATTTAGATTCTTGGTCAAAGTTAGTAAAGAATATAGACGAGAATAGTATGTATGTTCCTGCTGAAAATGTAGAACAACTACCAGGATGGACTAATAAAGATATTAATCAATATCAACATCAAAGAAATGGAACTTTACCTACTATATTTAAAGCAATAGGTACAGCATTAAGTTTTACACCATTAGCACCTGTAGGTTTGGCTATGACTACACTTGCTAACCTACAGTCTGGAAATCATCTTAGTGCCGCTGCTAGTGTTTTAGGAAGTGCTGCTAATTTAGGTGGTGTTGGTCAAAGTTTAGGACAAGCTACAGGATTAGGTACTACTGTGGGTAATGGTATTGTTAGGGGTGGTCTTGGTGCTTTAGGAGCTTTAAATAAAGGTGGTTCTAGTGCCCTTCTTAGTGGACTTGGGTCTGGTTTAAGTGGCGCTGCTGGAGATTTAGTATCTTCTAATCTAGGTGGTATATTTGGGCAGACAGGTTCTAATATAATTGGTGGTGGTGTTGGTGGAGCTTTACAAAGTGTATTCAACAAAGAGAATCCATTACAAGGTGCTATACAGGGGGGTTTATCTTCTGGTTTAGGTTCTTTCCTGAGTTCTTTAAATAGTAATGGAGAGAATATGGATAGCAAGAGAAAACAAACTTATAATAATGCTGGTAAAACTTTAGTTAATTTAATTAAACCTAAGATAGTAAAGGGTAGATAATGGCACAAAAAACTCAAGTAGGTTTATTACAAAAAGTTAAAATACCTTTATTTGGTGCTTATTCTAATCGTGGTATTGATCCTGATAAAGATCAAAGATTTATAAATTGTTTTCCTGAGTCTAGGAAAATAGAACAAACAGATCAAACAAGAGTAGCTTTAGTAAAGAGACCTGGTGTTGGTGTATATAAACAATTTCAAGGTGATCCGGGAGAAGGTAGTAATTTAGGTAGAGGTCTTATTTATTTTAATGGAGCTTTATTTGCTGCTATTGATGATACAATATATAAAGATAATCCTTTTGGTGGTGGAGGTGTTCCCACTGCTGTTATAACAATGACAACTACCACAGGTAAAGTAGGAATGGTTTTAGGTAATTCTTCTATAATTGGAGATTATCTATTTATATGTGATGGTGTGCACGGTTGGTATATAAATTCATCTTTTGTACATACATTTATCTCAGATCCTGATTTTCCAACACCTCATGTACCAACTCCTGTATTTCTAGATGGTTATATTTGTCTTTCAAAAGGATCTGATATATTCTCTTGTGATCTTGATACACCAAGTAGTTGGAATTCTAGTAATTTTGTATCAGCAGAAAGTTTTCCAGATCCTATTGTGGGATTATCAAGACAGAATAATCAAATTGTAGCTTTTGGGTCTACTTCTACAGAATTCTTTTATGATGCTGCTAATGCAAGTGGATCTCCATTTAATAGAAATGAATCTGCTATTATTCAAACAGGTTGTGCAGCTAATCACTGTATATATCAAAATGAAAGATATTGTGCTTTCATAGGACAATCTGAGAGTGGTGGTAGGGCAGTCTGGTTTATAGATGGTTTCCAACCTAAGAGAGTTTCAGATGAATTCATTGATCGTATCATAGATTCTGAAGTTAATTTATCTTTATGTGCAGGATTCGGAGTTAGAACAAAAGGCCATATGTTTTATGTCATAAATTTAAGTACTGCTAATAGAACTTTTGTATATGATGTAGATGAGAAATTATGGCATGAATGGTCATCGCAGTCTCCACCTGGAGTTAATAATGTCTTTGCTTATAACCATGCTACCGATTGTGGAACTGGTAGGGTATATCTACAAGGGACAAATTCAGGGTATGTTTATTATTTAAATCCTGGACTTTATTGGGATATTACTCCTACAGTATCTTCTATCTTAGTTTCTATTAGAACTAATAAGTATGATATGGATACTATAAATAGAAAAAGATTACACTCTGTTAGATTCTTTTTAGATCGTGATAATGATCCTCTAGTAAATGAGACTTTAAATTTTTCATACTCCGATGATGATTATCAATCTGATATAGGACCAATAACTGTTGATTTAATTTCTAGTAATACAGAGGGATTTGGTGCTCCTATTATTTATCAATTAGGATCTTTTAGACGTAGATCATTTTTTATATTGTACTATGGTACATCAAATATAAGATTTGAAGCTTTAGAATTATGTTATACTGAAGGGACTTCTTAATGGCTGCTGGCGCTTTACCACCTCCTCCTATTCAAGATAAACCTGGTTCTTTTACTTGGCTTGAGTGGTATCGACAACTAAGAGCTTATGTTTCTACATCAGGTTCTGTTCCTTGGTATATAATTAACTTTGCAGGTTCTAATATAACTGATATTGCTGCAAGAGACCACGATAATTTGCAAAGTTTACAAGGTGGTACAGCAGGAGAGCATTATCACCTAACAGCAGCAGAACATACTGCATTATCCGCTGGCCCTCATAATAGTTTATCAGGTCTGCAAGGGGGTATTGCTACAGAATATTATCACTTAAAGAGTTCTGAATATATAGCTTTAACGGGCTCAGTTCAAGGAACATGGGCACCTATATTTACTAATCTAACTGTAGTAGCAGGAACTGGTGGAGCTACTTATGCTGGTAGATATTCTAGATTAGGTAGAACAGTTTTTTATACTGTAACTATTACATGTACAGGTACAGCTACTACTGCTTCTACAGCAGGAACTACCTACTGTGATTTACCTGTTAATCCTACACAAGATGATGCTGTATTGATAGCTGATAAAACTACAAGTTTAGGTTTAGGTACAGGATATTTAGATTCTACAAATAACCGTTGTTATCCCTGTTCATGGACAGCAACAGGTAACACAATAATAATTTCAGGGAAATACGAGGTTTAATATGCCAGAAGAAGAACAGTTTTATTCAGATGATACCGCTCAAGGGCAGGAAGGCGGATTTGGTGGGTATATGGATGAGAGTGTAGGAGCAACTCCAAGTTTTGGTCAAGAAACAGATTATAGTTTCTTTCCAAAAAATAATTTTGGTCAAAGTGATTTTAATTTAGGTAATATAGATTATTCTAATCTGGATGGTCTTGATTCTTTATTTAAAATGAATCAAGGTCAAAATGGTATGACAGATTTTTCATTTCCAGGATATGCTAATTACCAAGGTATGTCTTTACCAGAAGGACAAACTCAAAGTACATCTTGGGGAGATACTTTAACTAAAATGCTTGGTGGTCTTAGTGGATTGTTTGGTCAAAATAAAAATCAACAACGTGGAGGTCAATTAAGTTCAGGTCTTGGTAGTATTATTAGTGCTTTACTTACTGGTAAGCAAAACACTAAAAATGCACAACAGTCTAAGAATATAATTAACCAACAACAAGCAGCTATAGATCCTTTTGCATCACAACGTCCTTTCTATCAACAACAATTACAACAAGCGATTACTAATCCTTATAGTGTTCCTATTGTTGCTGATCAAGTTAATGCCCTTAAACGAGCACAGGATATTAAGAATGCTGCTGCTGGTCGTCGTAGTAACAGTGCTACCACTGATCCTGAATTACTTAAAGCGATGGCGGAGGTAGCACAAAAGTATCAGAGTAGCCTACAACAACCTGCTGGTGCTATGATTAAACCTAATATGGAAGGGTATAAAGAACTTCTTGCTGCTAATAAATTAGGTAATCAAGGTTATTCTAGTCCATTAATGTCAGCATTAGGTTTTACTGGCCAACAAAATAATAATTATTCTAACATGAATAATTCTTCTATGGATGCATCTACTCTAGATAATCTTGTTAAAGTTCTACAAAGAATACAACAAGGTCAAGGAGAATAACAATGTCTTTTGCTCAAATAGAAACTGATTATAAACCGGATTTCGCTCTTGGTGCTTACTATCAAGGTATTAATGCTGCTAATGCAAAGCAACTATCAGAAGAGGAAATCTTAAAAGCTTTTCTCAATAATCAAAAAGAACAGAATGAACAACCTCTTGATCTTATGATTAAACAATGGCAAGCTGCTCATGCTCAAGATCAAATGGGTTCTCCTAAGTATAGGAAGTCTATGCTTGATGGTTATATGGGACAAATGAATTCTCAGGTGGCTGCTGGTAAAAAGGCTATGGGTACTGTAGATACTGAGATCCCTGCTATTAATCAAGAGAATACAAATAAACTCTTTATGGGTAAAGTATTATCAGATTGGAATACAGGTAGATTAGATCAAGGACAACCACAAGGTAGTATTGGTTTTAATATGCAACCCCAAGAACAAGTTAGTCCTATTGGTAATATATCAAAACAAAAAGATATGTTAGCTTCAATGGGAACAGATTATAAGAATACTCCTGATATGCCCTCTGCTAATTACATGATTAATGAGATTAATAGAGGTTTAAGTAATCCTAAAATTAAGGAGAAAGATAAACAAGATTTATTAAAAGAGAAACAAAGAATTCTTACAGAACTTAATGGACAACCTCCTGTATTATCTAATATGGTTCAACAATCACAAGAACAACCACAGCAACCACAAGGTGATGTATTAAGTAAATTACAGAATATTCTTGTTAATACTCCTGAGCATTTACAGAAGATGGAACAGTATAAGCAAATGGGTGAGAATCAAGCTAATACTGCTGAGATTAGAGGTCAATACTTACTTCAAGCTGCTTTAGCTAGAGTACAAAAACCTGGTGAGAAACCATTAACTCTAGATCAAGCTGTTGCTAGATCACAAAGAATTCTTGCTGGACAAGAAGCAGGAGATAAGGAGGCAGCAGAAATTTTAATTACAAATGCACGTAATTATAAACTTAGTTCTCAAGCTGCTGCTTATAATAGTAGTAATATGAATCTTCCTGCTACACAACAGTCAGGTCAGGTTCAGAATTTCCCAAGTGCTGTTCAACAAGCAGGAGCTTTAAATATTAAAGGTGCTGCTCCTAGTATTATACCATCTACTAATTTACCTAATGGCTGGAAACAAGTAGATTAAAATTAAGGAAAGTTATGGCTAAGTATTCTTATAAAGATTATACTTTTGAGGTAGATCATACTCCTACACCAGAAGAGTTTCAACAGATGCAAGACTATGTGGATTCTCTTCCACTAAAACAAAATAAGATCTCTAATGATTCTTGGTCTGATACCTATGAAAAGAATTTACTGTCTCCTTTACTTGGTATGTCTAGAGCTTTTGGTGGAGCAAGTCCAGAAGCACATAGAAGTTCTGTATTAGAAGCAGAAGGTTCAGCCCAAGAGCATCCTACTGCTGCTTTTGCTGGAAAAGCAAGTGCGGCTCTAGGGCCATTAGTTGCTGGTGCTGGTCCTCTTGCTCTAGTTAGTCCTATGACTGGTGGAGTAGGTTTGACCTCTTTAGGTGGGATGGGTACTGGTGTAGCTGGTGGTGCTATGACTGCACCAATCGTAGGTCCACAGATGGGTATGGAAACCTATGAGCAACAAAAAATTAAAGGTACTCCAGAGAATGAAGCTAGGTCTGCTGGTATAACATCAGGTGTTGTTAATGCAGCAGCTAATATGATTCCATTACCTGGAGCTACTTGGGGTAAGCGTGCCCTTATGGGAGCAGGATTAAATGTGGCTGCTGATATTGGGGATAAATCTTTACAGAACTTACTTATATCTAATCCTAAAAATAGACCTGATATTTTAGATCCATCTTCTCTTGCTCTTAATGCTTTAATTGGTGGTGTTACAGAAGGTCTTGGTGGTAATAGGGTTGGTGATAAAATGATAGATTCACGTCGTCCATCTACTGAGCTACCTACACCAGATGTTAAGAAAACCCTGCTTGCTTCTGCTGTTAAGAATGTAGAAAATAAACTTAATCTTGTTAAACAAAAAGAACAAGAACTTCAAGGTTCTGATAACTTATCTCCAGATTTACAGAAAGAACAAGAGTTTCTTTATCAACAAAGATTAAAGTTAGAATCTGATCTTGAACATCTTAATTCTATTATGGGTGTTCCTAAAGAGGAAACTGTTTCTGGTAAATGGACATTAGAAGAAAAGCAACAAAGGTACGACGATCTCAAGTCTCTTGCTAATTCTGGTGTTAAACTTACAGATAAACAGATAGATCTTTTTGATAGTCTTGGTGTTGAGTTAGAACGTGCTTCTAAAAGGCCTACAGAAGCCACAGCAAGGCCCCTAGAAGCTCCTAAAGTAGAAGAGCCTATACCTACTCCTGAACTTGTCAGTTTAAAGCCCTTAGAAGAGCCTACAAAGCCTTCAGAGGGTATTGCTAATTGGGATAAAAGTCAAGAGTGGTCTTCTGATAATGTACCAAATGATTATACTTGGAATACTTTTGAGAAGTTAAAAGAAGATGAGTATAATAGACTTGTAAATCATAATATAGAAGAAGCTAAAACTGCTTTAGAACTACAAGCTAGAACTCCTCCTGAAAAGGGATTAACATTTTCTAGTAGGGAAGAATTACATGGTTGGTTAGACCAACAGATAAATCAAACCAAACAAAAGATTCAAAGAGTACAAGATATTTTAGAGTGGGCAAAACAAAATCCAAAGGTTAAAGAGATTCCTCTAAAGAATAGAAAAGTAACTGTTGAAGATCTCAATGCTGCAAGAGATAATCTTAATAGAGAGTTGGATAAACTTAATGAAAGAAAAACAAGATCTTTATTAACAGAGGAAAGTTTAAATCCTGAACTTCCTCCTAAAGTACACGAACGTGATGGAGCTTTGTATTCTAAAGAATCTATTACAAATAGACTTAATGGTGTTATTAGTAAGTATGAATCTATCTTAAAAAGAATTAGAGAAAATATTCATGATTATGAACAAGGGCTAAATCCTAGTGGTGGTTCTGTATTTACATTTAAAGAAAAAGAATATGGTATTGAAGCTGCGAAAGCTTTAGAAGAAAAATTTACAGATTCTTATAATAGACTTGTTAATAATAGAGATAAGATTCAAAAATCATCTGGTTTAAGAGATGCTGAGAGAAATCGTAATCTTCTTGAAAAACAGCAGGAAAAACACGTTTCTGTTATAAAGAAAACACAACAAGAGCTAGATGCTCTGTTAAAAGATCCTAATCTTGAAGCTGTACATATGGAGTATGGATCTTTTTATCCTGAGTTGGAAAAAAAAGCAGAAGAATTAAAACATTATAAAGAAGAATTACAAAAGTTAAATTCTAAACAAGAATTACCTACTATTGATCCGTCGTTATTGGACGGAGATACTGTTACACCTGTTGTAAAGTATGACAAAGTTAGTGATATTCTTATTGCTGAAAAACATCCTATTGATGCTTTTATAAACAATCCAGAACTATTTGATACTGTAACAGGTAAAGATACTCATGTGGATAAAGAGTTAGTTAGACAAGCACCTGGGATTGTACAGACTGTAGAAGCTTTTGTTAAAGATCTTGGTTTAGATCTTGATAAACTTTATATTATTGATAGCGACAGGTCTGAGATTAAGTTTCAGGGTAACTCTGCTGTTATTCATATTGATCTAAAAACACATTTAACTAATCGTGATGTGTATATGAACAATCCAAAGACTCGTCCTATTGTAGAAAAGTTATCTCCAGAGAATTACGCACACTTTGTTGTTGCTAAAGTTGTGGGTCATGAATTTGGACACTATATTTTTACTAAGTGGTTAAAGTTTGATAATGTTACTAATGAGAGATTTACTACTTTAATACAAGGTTTTAATGATTGGGCTAAGAAAAATAAAATAGAACCTATCACTTGGTTTAATAGTCTTAATCGAGCTGAATATCAAAAGTATCATTCTCTGTTTGATGAATATTTTGCTGAACGTACTGCTGATAGTCTTATTAGAACTACTTTACTTGATAGATTCTCAGATAAAAGATTTAAGATAGCTAAACAAATACGTAGTGTTGTTGATACTATGACCTCTTGGTTAAACAAGCAGGGAATAAAGATTAATAAGTTTGACGCTGTTGATGATCTTATACAAGATATTCGTAATAGAAATGCTGAGTCTATAAAGAAATCTGGTGAAGTTTTGTGGAATAAAACTGAAACTGAACAAAATGATAAACTTATCTTGTATGATAAAGATAATACTTATCCTTTTGCCAATAAAACTTTACAGCAAATTAGAGAAAAACCTTTTGAAGTTTTTGACAAAAATAACAATCCTATTAAGTGGCAACATAAAGAAGCCATACAGGATATGCCAGATGTTGTTAATTTCTCTTTAAAGGCTTTAGACTTTATTGGTGGTAGTGGTCCGTGGTTAGCTAGGAAATTATTTGGGAAAACCACATTAGCTGGTATCTTTAAGAATAATCAAATCTTACAAGATGCACATCATACTATTAGAAGTGCTGAATTAAAAGCTTCAAATGCTACTAATAATTTATGGTACTTAGATATTTCATTCAGTCAATGGAAAGATGCTCCTATCTTACAAAGATTTTCTAAAGTAAAATTACCAGACTCTCCTATGATGGTTTGGAAATCTTTAACTAACATAGAAAGTTTTAGATTACATGAGGTCTTTAAGAAGGGTTGGGAAGATGGTTTAGAACATCAAGATTCTCTTGCTACATATGGACAACATCTTTCTGATAAAGAAAAGAATGCCTATTTAGTTTTTAGTGCTATGATGGATAGAGCTTTTACTCATCAAAAGTCTTTAGAAATGGATCTTGGTAAAAAAGATATTATACGGAAAGCACCAGGTTATTATCCTGCTATGCGTAGAGGTGATTATTTTGTTAATATTAGATTTGGAGATACTGTAGCCCATAGACAACATTTTAATACTCAAGTGGCTGCTGAAGCTTGGGTAAAGAAGATGGAACCACAATTAGGTAATCATTTTGAAATGGGTCTAATTGAGAATGTCAAAGATGGTCCTAAACATCCAGGTGTATTTGAGATGATTGATGTTTTTGATAGTTATCTATATAACAAATATAATGTAGATGTTAGTCATGAAGCTGCTGAGTTAAAATTAAAATTAGCTACTCGTGGTGGTAAGATGGGACACCATCATGACCAAAGATTTAATATATCTGGTTATAAAGGTTCTGAACTTGGCTTTACTCCTGAAGAATTAGGACATAGTTTTAAACAGGGTATTCAGGATTATGTACAAGAGTTTCAATCTCAATACAAAGCTATGATTATTAAACATGAGATTGATCCTTGGTTAGAAAATCAAACATTAAGAACTAATAAGCCACAAACACATGCAGCTATGCAACAGATAAGGGATTCTGCTCTTAATTTTAATCCTAATAAGTTTGAAGCTTTTGATAAAGCTATTTATGAATCTACAGATAAGATGGCTCGTGCGATTTATGAAAGTTTATATCCCAACAAACTTTTTAATCCAAAGGATCCTGTATATAAAACTATGCAGTCTGCTGCTATAAGTACCTTCTATCTTTTTAAAGTTTTACCATCATTAGCAATGAGTGTTGTACAGTTGCTTAATCCTGTTATTGCTATGCGTCATGGTGCTATAGACAATGGTTTTCTTACTATAGGTTCTTTTGGCAAAGGAATGTATAAGTTATTTACTGGTGATTCAGAGTTAATGCAATCCTTACACCAAGTAACCCAAACTACAGATGTTATAGAACCACAATTTCTTAATACTCTTCACATGAAAGGTGAGAATAAACTTCTTGAGGGTGTAAAGGATTGGGTAGCAATGAGGAAACCACAAGAAGCTTGTGATGTTATTTCTAGAACTGTGGGATATGCGTATTTTTATACACATTATAAAGATATAGGTCATACATCAGTAGAAGCAAAAACTTTAGCTCTTGAAGCTATTGATGCTAACTTTGGTGCATATACTAGAGGGGAAACTGCTCCTATATTTCAACACTTAGGTGGTATTATAGGTGAAGGTCTTAGACCATTACAAACCTTTGGGCAAATGACTGTTGGTAATCTTGTTGCTGATGTAAAGAGGATGACTGATAATCCTACTAAGTTAAGGTCATACGCACCTTTTATTATGTACGGACTTACTGCTACGCTACTGGGAGGGGCTATTACAGGCCCAGTAATGAACCAGTATGAAACTATGCGTCAATTCTTTATGAAGATGAAACCTGAGTGGAATATACCATCTGCTCTTGATCTTATTCTTAAAGGTGTAATAAGTCTTGATAATGTTGTAGAAGACAAAGAGGCATTAGCCAAGCTAACTGCTTATGGTGTTCTTTCTCAACAAACAGGTGTTGATATAGGTGCTTCTGCTAGAACCACTGAAACATTACCAGGTACTATGTTATCTGTATTACTTTCTATGGTTGAAGGTAACAAAGCTGCTAGTGAAGTGGCAAGAGAAGCAGGTAGGTTAATGCCTGTGCATACTAATATACTACATATGGCTTCTGGTGCTACTACATTAGGAAAGAATCTTGTTAAAGATGTTCCTAAGAATGAGTTAAAGCAAGCTATCACTGATGTGGCTATGCGTGGTCCTATGAAAAATGCTCTTATGGAAGCTACAGGAGCTAACAAGACTACTGTGATGGGTAAAGATACCAATATGATTGCTTCCGGTTCTGACAGTTCTGCTCTTATGGAGGAAGGACCAAAAGAAAAGGTAGCTCATTGGATGGGTAATATGAGTACTGAGGAAAGATTTAGAACTGATCAAAAGATTGAAGATCAATTTAAGACTAAAGCTTTTAATGACAAAATTAAACAGATGTTTACTTTGTATAATCAGACTTTAAAACCTGAGTATCTTGATAGGCTTATTCAGCTTGGAGCTACAGATGCTAATATTAAGAATCAACTACAGACAAGAGCATATAAAGCTCTAGTTCCTGCTGATATTAGGGAAGTTACAAATAATAAAGGTAAAGTTCCTAATAATTTATCCTCTGTTAGAAAGATTGAGCATCAAGGATTATTTAATTTTAGGAGATAGTTATGGCATGTAAAAAAGTAAAACCTAAGAAGTAAAAGAAAAGCCCCAATTAAGGGGCTTTTTTATTATACTTCATATATAATGTTTATAGATTCTTTTAATGGTATCCATTTAGATTCTACATAAACATAATAAGAACCATCTAAATGATGTAATATATCTCCTTGTAATGCTGTTTCAGGAAAATCTTGCTGTCTTTCTCATGGCGCCATTCGCGTTCAGTCCTTCGTCCGGTTTGTCTATTCCGCTCTTACCGGATCAGTCTGCGCTACTGAAAATTCGTTGCCGTCTCTCCGGCTGTCACGGTGCTGCTACACGCATCTCCCCTCGCTTGCCGCGCGGCTTGAGGGCTTGGCCTTCCTGCGCTCCTGGATCACCGTTTCCGATCTGCTCGTTTCCTGTCTCTCCAGAATGTCGCGGGGCTTTCGTTCTCCCGTTACGCCAGCCGTTAGAACTCACCCGCCGCCACCTGGAAGCAGGGCACGCCAGCATCACGCCACATCTGCACCACCCGTGCGCGGTCCTCAAACACGGCCATGAGGCGCTTGTATTCTGGCGGCTCGATCTGAGACAACCATTCCGACTTCACCACCACGTCATCGCGGTAGTCGCCGGCCTTGCGCATGCGGAACGCTTCGGGCGCGGCGAACCAGCCGCCGAACTTCACCCCGCAGTGCTTGGCAAGCCAGTCTTTCGTGGCCTCTTGGCATTCGTCGCTGCGGCCGGACCAGATCCACACTTCGGCCCCAGCATCACGCAGCGCCTGCATGATTTGGATCACCGGCTTGTTGGGAACGTCAGCATGCGCGGCCCCAAAGAAAGCGCGCCAATCCTTCTTGAAGGCTGGGCGCGTGCCGTCGCGTGCGTGGTCGCATTCCTTGTGCCAGCCGCAATGCGGGCAGGCAGGCGCCACAATGAACGGCAAGCGGTGCTCAATCAGCGCCAGCGTGCCATCAAGATCGAAGATGTACAAAGGTTTCATCGGTTCTCCACCAGTAAGTTCTAACTTTGGAAACAATAAGCAATCTATATTAACAAAATGTTCTTTAAAATTCATAACTAACTCGCAATTAATTGTCGGACAAGCACAAATCTAATTATCCCTAAGTCAATTGCACAAGTAAATAGTTGTTGTGTCATATGTGGGAATTCTATTCCTATACTAAATCCTGTAATGAAGGTTATACCAAAGATAGTTTTATACACCACAGACCCCTGAAGTACAAGCCCTATCTATATTTTCTTCATAGGTAATACCTTTATGTTTTAATGCTTCTTCATAAGGTACTTCTGTTAAAGGCTGACCTCCTCTACTTCCATCTGGATAACATGTGAATCCTCTGAGCCTGGGAGAATACGTAGCAAGCGTCTGTGCAAAGCTGATGATAGATCCTTCATCATTATTTTTACTACCCCAAGAGGGAAGATTGATTGTACTGGAAATTGACATATCCACGTAATCTTGTATGTCCGCTTGGAACTTGATTCGTTGTTCGTAATTTGAGGATAATCCATAGGCAGTTTCAATTGTGTTGGGATCAATTCCATATTGTTTAATTAATAAGTCGGCAGTTGAGTCAATAACGTACTCATATTTCCACTTTGTTCCATCAGTGAGATAACGACGTTTGTAAGCAACTGCAAACAATGGTTCACTGCCTGTAGTTGTTCCTGCGAGGATACCAATTGTACCTGTTGGTGCGATTGCTCGGTAAGCCACTGGCTTTGAGATGAACAATCTTTCACAATGTTCATTAGCTGCTCGTTCAGATTCATTTTTATACTCCTCTAACCATTTATGTAACTCAGGGACTACTTCGTATTTATATCCTCGTTGCAAGAGCCATGCGTGGATTCCCATAAGACCAAGCCCGATTCTCCTATTTTTCCCCCGTACCCTGTAAACTTTTTCGTAAGGTAAGTCTGCACGAAGGGACCCACAGATAAGGAATTTAGAGGCAAGTGTAACAACACTACAGAACTCATCCAGCGTCTTGATGTTTCCGATATTAACAGATCCCAAATTACAGACATCGGAATCATCCTCACTAGTAACTTCAGTACAAGCATTCCTAAGAGTTTCATTTTGTTTATCACCAAAGTTAAAACTAAATCCAGGTTCTCCTGTTTTCATAGCTTGTTTACAGTTAGCCAAGAATACTGGATTATTAGGATCAAATCCCCAAGCATCATCATAGTTAACAGAAATGTTAGTCATGTCTAATGGTGCTGGGAAATTAAAATCCTTTTCCTTTAAATCACGTATCTGTGAAGTCCAGTTTTTTGCTTGTAAAAAGTCTTGTATATCTTCGTGCTGCCAGTTTAATGAGGCGTATATAGCAGATCGACGTGACCCCCCTTGCATGACGCCACGACCAACTTCGTTGATCATTTGCATCAAAGGTATTGGGCCTGAAGACAAGCCACCAGTACGACTCAAGGGCTTCCCTGAAGGACGTAGTATCGTGTAATCTATTCCAATGCCACCACCAGTCATCAGACAACTGACAGCCCTCTGTGTTAGATTTGCCCATTCTTCTCTAGTATCCTCTTCAGCTCTGAGTAAGTAACAGTTGTTGTAATAATGATTCTTCCTACCTGCATACCATAAGTACCTACCTCCAGGTACAAATTTAAAATCCTTAATATATTCTATAAGTTGTTGTCTGTCTCCAAGAGACATTAAAGGGGTATGTTTATTACCCCTAGAACCACATACATCTTCTACAAGACGCTCTGCTAGATTTCCCCATGTATCATCAGGACCATTAGCATACTTATGATGGAAGATTGTTTCACTAAAAGTATTATTAAAATACTGTCTGATCATTTATAACCTTATTCTTATTGTTATTATAGTTATTAACTTCCTCTTCCCAATCTAAAACTAACAGGGAATTAAGAAGTTGTTTTTTTATTTTTCTTTGTTTATGCTTTTCTTTAAACTCTGGATTGGTTAGTATTTTTTTACCAACCCAGGGCTTAGGGATTGAAGTCATTATCTTCCTCTTCTTCTAGGTCTTTTTGGAAGAATATTAATTTTAGTTCAATTAAATCCTGAAACCTTTCTACAATTTCTTCACTGGATATATTAAGTACTTCAAGTAAAGTTATTTCATCAGTCCCCTTTAATTGTTCACAAATTTCTTCAAATGTTTTCAATATATTTTTTACATACCCCCCATGACTCCGGGAATCTCATATCAAGATGATATGCAATTTGTTTAGCAACATCTTGTGTTTCTTTTTGTGTATGTGGATCTAAACGTAAGTTACACACACGTATAAATGCAAGTAATGATCCTGACCAGATCCACTCTGTCATCATGTTCTGTGGAAGAAATGTCCGTGCTTGTTCAGGACACAATCCATCTATAATAACTTGATTATAAATAGCAAGATTTCTTGCGCAGATAGCTCTTGACCATACATCTAAATTATATAATGGTTGATTAGGATCAAAAACTCCATCACTACCTTGTTTAGAATTTAAAGGTTTTCCTCGCCACTTTTTAGGGAAAAAGAATTCAGGTTCTTCATCTACATATCTACGTGAAACTTCACTCCAAGCAAGACCTACTTGATGCTTACCAAGTTGTCTAGCAATAAAGATAGGGGCTTTAATCCTAAAAGATAAAAAGGCATGAGCAAATGGGATAATATGATTATGATCTGCTAAATACTTTAATAGTTTTTTATCTTTATCTGAAAGATACTCAACATTTGGGTCGTCGTCATCATACAGGTAATAACTTTTCTTTTTAAAAGAAACCCTAGCAGCATCCACAACAGAAATATCTGTACCCATGCTGTCAATAAGTTCTACGTTACACTCTGCGATTTTCATTTAACAATCTCTACTTCTGTCCATGCAGCAGGATGCACTGCAATATTTTCTTCATTAATACAGTAAGAATACATACCATCTATATTATAGTAATGTAGGGTTTGATTTTTCTCTACAGGATAAGATGCAACAGGGGTACTTGTTTTATCATCTATAATACGTATTTTAGTATTACGTGGAACTTCATAAAGTTTCATAGATTAATTCTCTAAGAATTTTAATAATTTGTCGTTGTTGATTAAACAAGTAAACATTATCATGTGTATAAGCTAAGGGTTCTTTATTACCTAGAGTCTCCAGAACCTTTAATAGTTCCTGCTTCTTTTCTTTTTGTAAGTTTGGCATGATTAATCTTTAAAATGTCAGAGAAGTCGTAGCCAACAGCCCAAGCTAGACGCGCAATATACCAGCAACAATCACCAAGTTCATAAGCAAGACTGCCAGGATCATACTTACCATCACGGATAAGTTTCTTGATGTTACCAGCAACCTCGCCAGCTTCAGAAGCTAATCCTAGACCAAGATAGACTAACTCAGTGTTATCTCCTGTACCTGCTCCTGGATAAACAGCAGTGTCCATAGTCCTTTTTTGATACTCATTTGCTTGCATTATAGTTCTCCATTTCGTACATTATCTGCTGTTCTTTGATTACGTTCTCTTTGTTCTTCATATCTTTGCATATCTTTTCTTGCTTGTTCTTGTCTTTTTTCTTCAGCTATTCTATCATAAGAGTACTGAGCTTGATTTGCAATATTATAAATAGATCTACCAGTTTGATAATTAGGATATAACATTCCGTTTCCTTTGTAATAAATAAGTTTTAATATAAACAACAGCATCAAGTAATTCTTCATAATGTTCTTGAAGCATATCTTTCTTTGTTGTAGTGTTTAATGGAATCTTATATTTTTTAATTCCAAATTTATCTCGTTTCTTTATATCTTTAATTACAGATTCCCAAGAAGATTTATTCTTCATTTATTAATCCATGTGTAATACATTCTTGTTTAAAAATCTTTAATAATTCTGGTTGTTTATAATCATATTGATCTGGAACATTAAAGATAAGAATATTATTATGATTAATATCAAACTCATCAGCAATGTCAGGATGAACAAATATAATAATATCTGCCCAATGAATAAGAACATCATCAAGCTGAATTAAAGCATAATCATGCACTCCACATGATCTTGTATTGTAATTATATTGTCCTAATAACCAAGCTAATGTAGGAGACCGTAACAAACCAGCAGAACATACAGTTAAAATCCTTTTTTCAGATCCTTGAAATGGATTTTTACAGTTGTGAAAAGCGTTTTTTCTAATCATATTTTTCTTTTAAATATCGATAATCTTTTATACTAATTAATATTTCCATTTAACCAACCTTTAATTATTTCATAATCTTTAATGCCACAATAGAGGAAGCCATGTTTAGAAGCCCAAGTACCATGTGAATACTTAGTACCACCACATAACTTATTACAATCACCAAATACAAATCTAAGATCTAGTTCGGGATATTGTTGTTTTATTAAAAGATACTTAGTTCGTTCTTGGTGATCTGATAGATAGCCCTTAGTTTCTACATAGATATTATTAGGTAGAGACCAGTCTATTAAATAAGTATGTTTAGATTCTGGTATAGTATAAGTAAGTTTGGTATCTTCATATTTATACTGTACTTGTAAATCATTCAATAAATATTCAAAGTTTTCCTCAAGCTTAGATCGTCGTTTAATAGTCATGCAACATCTAATTGATCTACTACATTAATAAGATCTAAACTACAATGTGTTTCTGTAGTGTAATTACCTTGCCAATCCCATTGAACAGGATACCAAATATCATCTACTTCGTCTAGATAGGCTCCATTAATGTATCGAGATTCATATATGTCATAAAGTTTAACATCCGATCCACCTCTTGTTTGCATGGGCTGGCTAAATTTAAGTTTTGTCGGTGCGCCCAACTTTGTCCCCTTTCTTGTTGTATCCATAAGCATTGTGCATTCATTACAAATCTTTGTGGATTTTTATATAAGTTATATACAACATCAAACATATCTTGTTCTTCTGTAAGATGATCTATAAGCTTTGCAGCTTTTACAGGACCTATACGAAAAACACCTTTGATATTATCTGCTGTGTCACCAATTAACATCTGTTTGTAAAAGAATTGTAAACCTTCCAATTCCGTAACTGCGTAGCTCTTGAACGTAATAAAATTATAATGTATTCCTGGAACCATGTCAAGATCTTTATCAATGGTACAGATAATTGTTTTTGATGTTTGGTTCCAAGCAAGGGCGTCATCAGCTTCATAACTTTGAATATACTCCGCTCCCCAGGTTTTGTCAAGATATTCTTTACAAGTAAAGACTAATTCTGGAGTTTCTAATTTATCTCTGTTAGCTTTATATTCAGGATTAAGTAAACGTCTAAAACTAGGTTTCTCTTTTCCTGATAGAAACAGTCTGAAATCTTCATAGTCTGTTTCTGTATTCATAAAGATAGAGGCTATTAATCTATTACACCTTTCA